TGGCTAAGAAGGAAGCAAGACCCCGGAGCGTTCGCGTTCTGGGGAAAACCCACAGCATCAACTACAAACCATCCGAAGAGATGGAGAACAGCTACGGCCTGTGCTTCAACGGCGGGCAGCGCATCGACATCATGGGGGGTCTTCCTAGTGGCGAGGAGGCTGATACGGTCCTCCACGAAATCCTCCACGCAGTTCTCTTCCAGATGGCAGTCCTCCTGCCTCCCGATGTTGAGGAGCAGTTCGTCAGGCCCGCAGCCTCAGGGCTCTACGCGGTCCTCCAAGACAACCCTCAGTTTGCCAAGTGGCTCATCCAGCCCCGCGACTGACACCCATCAAACCCCCTCCATAAAGGTACGCAATGTACGCAAATGACCAGTCCACTTCGGATGGCACTAGCAAGGTATTCCCCATCTCCTTCCCGTATATCTCGAAGGACCACGTAGAAGTCCGAGTGGGCGGCGTACTGCTTGCCAGCGGTTCGGGATTCTCATGGATTAACGCGCAGAGCATCGAGCTCGCCATCGCGGCCCCGCAGGGGACTCTCGTGGAGCGGCGCCGGAACACCCCCAGGGGAACCCCTATGGTGGTCTTCCAGGATGCCTCTACGCTGACTGCTGATGACATCAACCTAGTTGACCTTCAGCAGCTATACGTTGACCAAGAGACCTCGGACACCCTCTCGCTCTATCCCAATGTTGACAACATGACAGCGGATGCGAGCACGCTGTCCCAACTCGTGAGTGCGGATGCGAGCACTACGGTTACCTCCCGGCTTGGGCAGACGTATCCCTCAGCGCTGAAGCTGACTACGGACCTGACCAACCAGATTTACTCGATTCGGGATGCCTTCCTCGCATTCACCCGCCCTGTTCCGGTTGAGCAGACCTTCGTGGCGGGTGTGGACTTCACCCCCGGCACTACCACCACGCTGACCACCACGCAGGACATGGGAGACAAGAGTGTCCTGATGGTCTTCTTCGGGGCCGCCTTCCAATCCAACAGCGACAGCGTGTCCACCTACGCCTCCCGCGTGATTACCTTCAAGGCTCCGATTCCGGTTGGGGTCAGTGAGGTCATCGTTCGCGGCACGGTGGCTGTCCCTGTGCTGGTGGCGCAGGCGCAGGCCCCAGGCTCCATTACGGATGGCGCGCTTTCGCCTGCATCTAAGCTCAGCCGTCGCGTGGACAGCTTCGTGGACGTTACGGACCCCCAGTTTGGCGGGTGCGATAAAACAGGCGCTGCTGACTGTACTGCTTCGGTTCAGGCCGCCATCAACTACGCGCTGGCCCACTCGGTAAAGGGCGTGTACTTCCCCGCAGGAACCTTCCGCTTCTTCGCAGCGTCCGCACCTCTGGACCCCGGCGTGGGCAACCTGAGCTTCTTCGGGGACGGCAGCGGTTCGTCCATCCTGCTCCACGAGGAGGGCGCTAGCCTGGGGGCCTTCCACGAGCGGAAGCACCTGTTTGCCCATGTGGATGACTCAGTAATGAAGGGCGCGCTGTCCTTCCGTGACCTCCAGTTCAAAGGTACGTGGGCAGAGGGCGGCTACGTGGACCGTGGGGGATGCACGTTTGCCTTGAATTACTACCACCGATTTACTGTGGTTGACTGCCTATTCACGAATAAGAGCTGGATGAATATGTCCAACGAATACATTCTCATTACTCAGATTATGAATAATGAGTTTGATACATGTACCCATGATATGGCTCGGGTGCGTTCTTCGTGGAATGTGTTAATCGCAGATAATGTGTTCCGCTATTGTGATGATAACGCCATCGCCCTGCACCAAGCGAATTTCATTACGGGAACGGGCAATATCCGCGAGTCGATGATTGTCTCGGGGAACATTCTCGAAGATACGTGCGGCATTAGCATTCTCGGTGGCCGCAATGTCATTGTCAGTGACAACATACTACGCCGTTCTAAAGACGTGGTTATCTCCATCTCCTCGGATAGCCAAGAAGGGGTTAATCCGATGTTTGCAGTCTCGGTGCGGGGTAACCATATCTTTGACTCAATGGTGCGCCCCGTGTCCTTCCCGGCAAACCAGTTCGCGTGTATAGCGATTAACTATGGTGGCGTGTATGGCACCCCCACGGGAAGCCCAGCTCCGGCTGAAAATTACACCGCCAGTTCCACCTTTCTTCTCCCCTATGCGTTCCGTGATGTTCAAGGTGGGAGCACTTTCCCGGGTATGTTCGCGGTGAACGTGAAGGACAACATTATTATGCGGACCCTCCCGGCTGTCGCCGCTTACTCATCGTGGGGGGTTGGACAGTGCTTCACTGATAGTGGCTGGGTTAATCCTCCGGTTACTGACGCGGAGATGCGCCCAGCCGCTGGTATCGTATTGCAGAGCGATACCCGGGCATTCCAAGTTGAAGGAAACACGATTCAGGGATGTTATTACGGGGTTATCTTGGACGCTCCGAGCCGTAACTTCTCGGCTATGTCCTCCGTGATTCGAGGCAATGTTATCTACGACTGCGTATCGGGTGGGGTATCGATTAACACCCCCGCTGCTGTCCGCACCATCCAGCTTCGCATCTCGGATAACGAGTTCAACCTAGACCCGTATCACCTCTCCACTAATCGTGGAACGGCGGGTTCGTGGTCCGCCAATGGTGGCCCTTATGGCATTGTTGGAGACAGCATTCAGGGACTCTTGGTCGAACGCAATGTGTTCTCGAATCTCTGCAACCCACTGAGCGGCTCTAACTCCTCCATGTGGCTTGCTCGGGACAACATTGTGCGAGGTCAGCCGAATAGCACGGGGTTCAACACGAACAACAAGGGTGTGGGGAATATCCCCGCCATTGGTGCCCGCTTCGTGATTGACAACATGTTCTCCGACCCCACGCAGGCTAACTACCTGACACCGATGAACACCACGTTCTTCGCCAATGAGGCCAGCGCGATGCCAGCCTCAGGGTTCTGGACAGCGGGCATGTTCGTGCGGAATGTGGGCAGCGCCGCCGTCTTTGGGTGGAGCCGACAAACCACGGGCTCGGCCAACGTTGCCGGGGTTGACTGGAAAACGGTAGCACTCTCCTAACGCAGCACCCCCGGCAATCACTTGACTGGGGGATTACTCTGAGAACACCGAATAAATGAACACGCTTAATCCGATTCAACTAATAGACCCCGCAGGCTCAACCAGCGGGCAAGCCCTGGTTTCTACCGGGCCTTCTACGCCGCCCGCGTGGAGCCCCATCGGGGAGGAGATCAAGGCCACAGGCTCGGGTATCGCTCTGAATAACGGCGCACCCGCCGTTAACGTGACGAGCATCTCACTAACTGCGGGGGATTGGGAAGTCACAGGGATAGTCACGTTCAGCCCTGCTGGCACGACGACAATGAGTGAGCAGGCTGCGGGCATCTCCACGGCCTCCGCTACCCTGACCGCAAATCAGTACCACGACTTCCTCATGGCTGTCAGCGCAGGGGCGGGGAACCCCGCTGTCCCCACGCCTGCTGTGCGAATCAATGTCTCAGCGACCACGACCGTGTACCTAGTAGCATTCGGTAGGTTCGCTGTTAGCACCTGCACTGTTGGCGGTGTTATCCGCGCTAAGCGGGTCCACTGATTTACGCCGGAAGCTTCTTCGCCCAGTGGGTAACGCCATTCACGGAGAAGCTGTCGCTCTGGAAGTGGTGATACCAAGGCTGCCACTCCACATCCCTCTCTTCCCCATAAACAATGCCCCGGTAGATGCCGTATTCAGTCGGCAGGGCATCCTCGACTCTATTGAAGTCCATCGTGGTAATCCCGAATGTAATTAGTAGGAACATTACTCTGTGGACGCACGTTTGTCAATAGCTCCCCTATGACCATTTAATTTCCCCGCGCGCACCCCCTATGCAACTCCCAGAACACACCAAGACCCTCATCACGCTCGCCGGTATCGGTGCAGCAATCACTATCGGCAAGCTGCTGTCCGAAGGTGAACCCATGAACCTCAAGCGGGTCACCGGGCGAGTCATCGTTGGCTCCGGCCTGAGCATGGTGGCATCCGCTGCTGTTGCTCTGTTCCCCCAACTGCCCACTGAAGCTGTCTGCGGTGTCTCCGCTGCGCTGGCTATCTTCGGGACCCACTTCCTCGAAGACCTCGTGAAGGCGAAGCTCGGGATTAACTCGGAGGCCAAGTAATGAGCCAAGCATCGAAGGACACACTAAACGAGCTCCACGGGTTGATTGCAGAGACCCTTGCGGGCGCCATCAAGGCCTTCAAAGGGAAGACTGACCCGGACGACCTGAAGGGCCTTGCAGCCCTCGCTAACGTCGCCAAGGGCTTCCTGAAGGACAACGGCATCGAAGCCATCCCGGAAGCCAACAAGCCCCTCCAGAACCTCGCTGCAGTACTCCCGTTCCCTGGCCACGTTGGTGGCGAAGGCGAGGATGACGCACCGCAAGTAGCAGCAGGCTAAACCGCACCACAGCCCCGTAGCGGGCTTCCCATTCCCAACCCATACGCATCCCTAGCCTAAGCGCTACGAGGGGCGTATGCGGCCTCTACGCGAGCCCTATGGCATCCCCTACTCAAGACCCTATTGCGGCTGACCTCCGTAACATGGTGTTCGTCATCTGGCAGCACTTGAACCTCCCAGCACCGACACCCCTGCAATACGACATCGCTGACTACCTGCAGAAGGGTCCGAGGCGGCGAATCATCGAAGCCTTCCGGGGCATTGGCAAAAGCTGGCTCACCGCAGCGTATGTCCTGTGGCTCCTCTATCGGGACCCCAACGAGCGCATCTTGGTGGTCTCTGCATCGAAGTCCCGAGCAGATGCGTTTTCCACATTTGTTAAAAGACTTATAGATGAGATGCCCCTGCTGCACCACTTGCGCCCCCGTGAGGGCCAGCGGGACTCCATCATCGCCTTTGACGTTGGGCCTGCAGATGCCCACCAAGCGCCCTCTATGCGAAGCGTGGGTGTCACCGGACAGATGACGGGTGGACGTGCTACGCGGATCATCGCGGATGACACGGAGATTCCCTCTAACTCGATGACCCAGGCACAGCGGGACAAGCTGGCTGAGACCGTGAAGGAGTTCGATGCTGTGTTGGTTCCGGGTGGGGAGATTACCTTCCTCGGGACCCCGCAGACAGAGATGTCCCTGTACAACGTGCTGACTGAGCGCGGGTACGAACTCCGCATCTGGCCCGCTCGGTTCCCCGGTGACAAGCTGATGGCATCCTACGGGAACCACATCGCCCCCTACATCGCTAAGCAGCTTGCCAAGAGCCCGAAGCTGGCGACTGACTGCAGTGGCCGTGGGGCACCTACAGAACCCTCCCGGTTCCATGACCTCGACCTATTTGAGCGTGAGGCATCGTATGGGCGCTCTGGCTTTGCGATGCAGTTCATGTTGGACACTAGCCTCAGTGACGAGAACAAGTACCCGCTGAAGCTGGCTGACCTCATGGTACTTGACCTTAACCCCGAGATGGCCCCTGTGAAGCTCGTATGGGCCTCAGGACCGGACCAACTGCTCAAGGATGTACAGGCAGTAGGGCTGCAGGGAGACAGGCTCTACAGGCCTCTATTCGTGTCTGGTGAGTTCGCTGAGTATCAGGGCTGTGTCATGGCTATTGACCCCTCGGGCCGTGGCGGTGATGAGACCAGCTACGCGGTAGTGGCTATGCTCAATGGCTTCCTGTACCTACTGGCAGGAGGCGGACTCCGTGGGGGCTACTCTGATGACGTCCTACAGGCCCTTGCAGACACCGCGAAGAAGTACAGCGTGAAGCAGGTCATCGTTGAGTCTAACTTCGGTGATGGACTTTTCACTAAGGTCTTGACCCCCTTCATGGTCCGCACCTATCCCTGCACCCTTGAGGAGATTCGTAGCAGCCAGCAGAAGGAGAAGCGCATCATCGACACCCTGGAGCCCGTACTGAACCAACACAGGCTCGTGGTGGACACCAAGCTCATCAAGAGGGACCAAGAGAACTACAACGAGTACCCGCTGGAATCCTGGACCAACTACCAGTTGTTCTACCAGCTCACCCGTGTCACCAAGGAGCGGGGAGCATTGGCGAAGGATGACCGCCTCGATGCACTGGCAATGGCTGTAGCCTACTGGGTGGAGCAGATGGACAAGGACACCCAGAAGGTCCTCGATGACCACCGCTCTGAGATGCTCCGGTTGGAGCTCCAGAAGTTCTCTGACCATGTGCTTGGGATGGTGCCTGCAGAGGACAATTGGGCCGACAACTGGTGACCTGAAGCGCGCTGAAGCTATGCGGCTGTACGCCATACCCAGCGTGGGATAGCGGGAGATTGGGGGGTCTAAAACCTACCTATAGCGGTAGGGATAGAATATCCCCCTATAGATATACTATAGATACTCTTAAGGGTAACCTTAGGGTATCTTAAGGCTGCCTTGAAATTGGCTTAGCATTGCCCCTTAGCTTGTACACCACCACAGCACACCCCACAGAAATACCCAGTCCTAGGTAGAAGTAGAGTTCATCATTGGTGATGGTAGCCATACGGATGCCCGATAGGAGGGCTGCAGGCATCAGGAGGTAGGCTAAGAGTTTCATTGTTGGGTCCCTTGTGGTCTCGTTGGTTTGACTGAAGTTTACCCTAGGATGGTCCTGAAATGTTTGGCGGGAAAATCTGAGAGGGTATCTGACACAGCCGGGGCGCAGCTTCCCCCCGTGCCACCCGCCCACAGCAGGCACACCCTGGCCCTCCTCAGGCACTCTCTAGCTGCACCACTGGCCTACCCTAGGGCACACCGTGAGCTCCATATGGTCACACTCATGGGCACACCATACGCTAACTGATTGATTCCAAAGGGATGCCTGAGGATTGGTAATCCTTCAGCAGTAGACACAGGGCACAGCAGCACACATAAGGGAGCACTCCAGGTCATCGGGCTGCTCCCTTTTTTCGCGCCTTTATGACTTCTGGTTATGTAGACCTGCTGTAACTGCAATGTTTGTGTCTCTGTGTGGGATCACCTGTTTGTTTTGCCCTTTTGGCACCCTCTAGACCACCTCTAGATACACCTAGGACGCCCTCAGAGCCCCTACAGCCGCCTCCTGGCTCTCCCAAGCTACCAGCCTATAGATCAACTACCGCCAGCCCCTTGGATGCCTTCTGGTAAAGCATCAGTTCCTTTTCGATATTTCTTCGATTTAGGTGTTGACATGCGTTAGTGGAACGCCTACAGTTCAATCCATCGACGCAGCGTTAGCGAGTAACGCAACAACGAAACACCTGGAGTAGAGATGAACCGCTACCACGTAACGCTCAAGATTGATGGCCGTAAGATGACTGTAGTAACCCACGCATCAACCGCAGCGCACGCTCAAGACCTCACACTGGGCTACTTCGAGCTCCAGGGTGTGGCACACGGTGAAGTAGTCAGCATCATTCGCAAGTGAGGTAGTCATGGGCCTTCCGCACCGTAAGCACACGAAGAGAATAATAGTTGCACTGTAGTTCGCCTTCAGTTAAGCTTCAGTAATCCACTAGGGGAACACAACCAACCAGGAGTTACCAACATGTCACACACCATCTGGTCCGCACTTGACTGGTCGAAGGAATGCGCGTTCATCGCTGCTGTAGCTGACAAGCAAGGCAAGATTCAAGAGTTCAGCTACGACACTGAGTGCTTCAAGCGCTACTGTGAGATGCAAGCGAACGCAGCAGCAAAGCAAGGGTTCCTCGACTCGGAAGAGTACATCCGCCAGTGTATCGATGACTTGATCTAACACTTCCACTAGGTGTTGTCATGTACAAACTGATCCACAAGCTCAACGGCAAGATAATACTGACCTTCGATACCCTCGAAGATGCCCTAAGAGCTCTACAGGCAGCCGCAGTGCCCGCTCTGTTCTACGTTTCTAACCACTAAGCCCAATCTTCTAGGAGTATCGAACCATGACCATCAAATACAACCGCGCAGCATACATGGCTAACGAGTGCACCCACGCAGAATACTATGCGCAGTTCGTGACCGAAGGCCTCATGAACGCAGTAGGAAGCGCCATCGGTGTGGCCCGTATCAAAGCATCGACAGATGAACACCTGAACGATATCCCTTTGCAGCAGTGGGACAACCTGCAAGGCCTTGTGAAGGCTTACTGCGGTTCGGCACTGGCTGACAGCAACGCGAGCACGTCAGGTGGTGTGCGTAGTCTTAGCCTGTCTGATTGTGTCTGTGTAGCGAAGGCAGCAGCCCACGCTATCAAAGCAGCCTAAAGCCTTCCACTAGCGCAACACATACTGACTGGCTCTAGTCCATCTCTGGAGCCCGTTAGATAAACCGGATTACTCAGTCTGCAAGCCGCAAGGCGAGCGTCCGGTTCATCTAGCGAATCGTCTAGGCAACCCTTGGAGCTCACATCATGCGTATTCAGTTCAAAGCCAAGATACAAGAAGTACTCAACATGGACGACACAGTTGCGTACCAGTACGTGTCGGTCCCTGTGCTCAAGCGTAGCCATGTGGATATGAACGCAGCACGTAACCACCCCAAGTATGGCGGGTATGCCAACAGCGATATGTTCCCCGGAATGCTCGCACGTATCCGCTCGGACCTTATCAAGGGCTCCCTTGGTCTCCGCATGGACCGGCTTCCTGAGAACGTAGTGGTGGATACGTCCGGGTTCCTGGCTAACGTAACGATTGAGGTCTAAGCCATGTTCGACGCCCTCAGCATCCCCTGTGCTTTCGCTGTAGCTGTCTTCGTAGTCCTGGGACTGGCTACCACCTTCGGCATCCTCCTGGACTCTGTGCGGGGCCTTTTGGCAGCGCATGAGGAACCCAAGGTTTTCATCCATCGCGCTATTAGGGAGCAGTAAGCATGGCAACCACCGCAGAACTTGAAACAGCCGTTGAAACGCTGCGCCACGTTATCCACTGCCTTCGTCAGAACGGTAGCTACACGGATGGAGAGGGAGAGGCTGCGGATTTTATCGAACCGCTGCTCGATGCACTCACCGCGCAATACCAGTTCTTTGGTGTGTGGGGTCCTACGGGTGAAACCCTGTATGTGAAGGCCGCCGAATGACCAAGCGAACTAAACCCAAGGTTCCCATATGAAGCCCCTAGCGGGCTTCCTTCAGTTTACCCCTAGCAATCCACTAGGACATCTCATCCAAGCCCGTAGCGGGGCTGTATTCAAGCCGTAAGTGCCAACGCACAAGGAGAGCACACCATGCCGTACCTGATAGAAGTGCAAGCAACACGGGGCTACACATGCCGTACCAAAACGAGGGTAAAGCGGGACGCATTCGAGATGGCAAGATTTGCCGCTTGTGTCCTGGGATTCACGGACATCGAGAGGGCCCAGCTAGGCGAAACCAAGTTAGGCCCAGGGGTGCCCAGCGTCCAAGTTGTTACGGCCCAGGGGTGGGTAAGAGTTACCCGCGTCAACTAATGAGTAGGTAATTGTGGCACGGATGCAACAGGGGTGTTAGTACAAACCCCTACAGAACCCTCAAGGAAGGCCCAAGGTGTCTGGGGATTTCCTTCAGGTTTTTGAAGTAGTCAGTGCAATAGCACGGTAACAAACCTGTAATTATGCACAGTGGTATGTGTAATCGAGGGTCCTTATCCGGTGGGACTCGCAAACGGTAACGCACGTTTTGTCAACGCTATGTATGTGGGAGCTTACATAGAAATTATTCATCGTAAGGTGTGACCATTCGAGCCCTATGATGCGTCTCAACGGTGCAGCAAGACCTGTTACAAGTTTTAACAAATACCAATAACACATTCACTAAGTCATATTCTCCTCACGAGGAACTGTTGTATGCTGCTGTCACTTGCTGGGTTCGATGTCCACGTCTGCCGTGACTACATAAACCGCAACGGGCGCAAGCCCAAGATGCTGGAATCGATACGCGATGTCGGGAGTCTTGAAGTGTTGATCCTGCGGAGGTGGCTCTTGGTAGTCAGCCGCAGCACCTAAAATAATATTCAGAGGAAGGTAGCAATGAGCAGCACCACAGCTCTACACGTAGCCGCAGAAGTCCTACAAATCTTCCGTCAACTCTGTGCAGAGAAGATGGAGAAGCAGGATGTACCGCCGAATATGGTAGTGGTGTTTGCGGAGATTGCAGCGAACCCGGACCGGTCCCTCAGGGAGTACCAAGAGGCCACAGGTCTGGGCCAAGCTGTGATGTCCCGGAGTGTTGCAGCACTGGGCAGAGGGAACCAAGCGATGGGCCACGGGTTGGGCCTAGTGACCACCGC